ATTATTAAACTCCGTACCTTAGTATTATGGAGAGATTAAAAAAAGGGTTCTAGCTACGAACTTTGCTTTTTCTCATATTGGATGTGGCTCGCCCTAGCCTTAGCCCAACGCTTTGTAGCGTCAGGAAAGTCTCCGCTTATTGGATCAAGAGAAGACCTGATAGGAGAGATAATCCGTTTAGCACTGTAACCACATTTTTCACACCGTACAATGTGCTGGGTTTCAGGTACTAATGCTTCAAATACATGCCCATCAAGACACTTAAAGTCGTACAATTTATACATTAGGATTCAAGGTCTAATTCTTCTTGTACAGGCTCTTGAGCTTCTTGTTCAGCATTACTTATTTGAGTTTCTAGGTTAAACAGCGTAGCGAGTATTGCAAGTTGTCCTTTACGGAAGTGCAAATTGTCGTTATCTGTTGTTTGTTCAACTGAGTTTATTTGCGCTACATTTTGGTTTAGATCAGAAAGAAGTTGTTTCCAACCTTCTAAACGAAACATTTCAAAGTAATTAGCAAAGTAAACTTCAAGTTCTTTAGTCATCTTATGTATTCCCTTAATTAATTTAAGATACAGTTTAGATTATATCATACTTTTGACAAAAAGTCAAGTATTATTTTACATTTTTCTACCAGCAGGTTTACGCATTGGTTTCTTCTTCATAGCTTTCTTTTTCTTTTTCATTGTGCCTGTTTTTCCGTAGCTCATTCCATATCCCGGCATGTCAGTCTTCCTCTCTTTTAGGTGGGTCTCTAAGTAACAGTTTAGTGCCTACGTCAGCCACAGGCACTACTCTGGGTTCACAATACGCATCAAAGTGTCTAGTCTTGGGCATTACAATAGCGTGCTGCCCTACATCCTGATGAACTAAGGCTGTTTTGTACTCAATGCAGGAAGTCAACTCACGGAATGCTATCTCAAGCGTAGGTACATTCTTTTCCAGAATTACCAACATAAAGATTAGCATAGTCTCCATTAGATTCTTCTTTTCTTTTTCACAGCCTGTGTTTTAATAGCTGTGGGTGCCTGTAGCTCCCACGTTAACAGCAGCAGCTTTGTGTCCCACGCTGTTCCAAGGACTCTTGGCCCTTGGTTACGCACATACAAAGTCGCTCCGTATCCGCATTTTTGGTAGTTGTAGCGCAGCCACATTTTCGCAACTTTGTGTCGCTTTGCTGGGGGCTGGACGTAGCGCAGCATCCTGTATTCTCGCATGTCGCAGAATAAGTTTGGTCGTTCTGGATCATAAACTAACTCTTGCTCAAGAGAGCTTGTACGAGAGCTTGTATCTGTTCGTTGGTCTTCTCTTGGATCTTCTCCTGACGAGCCAACGAGTTGACGATTGCTTCGACCTTCTGCTCCGTCACTGCCTGTGCTTGCCCGTTGGCCTGTGCCTTTGCCGCAGCTTGCTCTGCTATCTGGGCTATGCGCTCCCTATCTTCGCTAGCGTGCGCTGTGTTAGCCTGTAGTACGCCCCATGCAACTGCAAGGCTTACAGCAGCAGCGCCTATAGGTAGACCCCACTGGGGTATTCTAATGCTTCCGTCAGACATTGTTTTTCCTTGTTATACCGCCCGTAACTTGCCGGACTTTCTGTTTACTATTTTTGTGCTAGTTTCTATTACAAAAGCAGAATGCTGTTTAATCATCTCCAGAATCCCTAGCTGTATGTCAGGATCTTGTGCTTCAACGAGGGAACCTCCTAAGTAAGAAATTGTCTCTGAGTTAAGCCGCAAAGCAGTTGTTTCAGGGTCATCGTGTATAGTTATAAACTCAGATTCCATCGTGGTAGTCCTTATTTTTTTCTTGACTTAGCTCCTGAACACTTCCAACGCTTACGTGATAAATTGTTTGGAGTGTTAGGGTCATTCTGTTTAGACTTAGGCAGTCGTTTTTTAATACCTAAACTTCTAGCGCAGTAGCTGTCTCCTTTGCTGGTTCCCGGCTTGACTCTAGGGCCACCGCCTTTTGCTGGGCCAGCCTGCCCATAGGAGACTCTCTTTCCCCTAGAAGTTACCTTTACTTTCGCTTTTCCTTTCCTTGGTTTCGCCATCAGGCAGCCTCTTGTTTAGTCTTGCGCGTCTGCGCTGGCCTTTTCGCTTCATTCTTAGCTTCTAGTTCCTTAATCTTGTTTTCAAGTTCTGCAAACTTGGCGTTGATTTGGTCAATAGCGTTTTGAAATTGTACGGAGGTTATTACCATGTTACTGTCCTTGCCTTTGCTGCTGTCCAATCTTGAGATCAATCTCTTTCTCTTTCAGCATGGTTTGTGCCATCTTCAGCCTACGTTCAAACTCCTTATCGTCTTGGTCGCCTGCCTGTAGGTTGGTTGTGATAGCCTTGATCCTGTCAATCTCTAGCTCCTGTGGTGCCAACTGAGTTTCTACAGCCATCTTCTGCGCTCTGGCTTGTGACTCAGTAGCTTGTCCATTCAACGCTGCTGTCTGAGACTGCTGGAAGGCAAGTTGTGCCTGTTGTGCAGCCTGTGCCAACTGTTGTTGCTCTGGAGTAGGTTGTGATTGCTGTGCTGCTTCCTGTAGCCTAGCAGTCAGTTCCTCACGGTTTGACAGGTTCATGTTGTCAATGATGGACTCTATAAGTGTATTGTACAGAGGTGAGTCCTGTGACATTGTTTGCAGTAGCTGTACAAGCTGTGTGACTTCGTACTCACGCGCAATAATGCCCAGTGTGGAAGTAGCATCAAACTTGTAGTCAGCAACAGGGTAGTTTTCAGGGTCAAACTGCATGTACCGGCACGCAGCTTTCTTAACAAACGGTATTAGAAAACAATCTTGGAAGTTTATTAGTGTGCGTTTGTGACGCTTAATAATAGCACCAAGAGACATGCTAATTCCAGCAGCAGTAGCCTCGCCGTTGATGCTTCCCGGAATGCCAGCAGAGTCAATCGCTCCTGTAGACATTTGTACCATTCTTTGTAACGCATTGGCTTGCTCAAATGTAATCTGACTAACTTGACCAAAGTTAAAGGGTTGTAGGACTTGTCGTGGGTCACCGTTGGTTAGGACAATCTTGCCGGGGCGTACCTCTGGCCTAGAGCCTCTAGGAAGCCGTGTAGCGTCCATAGCGAGCATTGGGTGTACAGTAAGGGATAGGGCATCAATACGTGCACGTAGCTCCGTATCAAGCGCCTTTTGGCTGTTGTAGCCTTTCTCACAAACACCGCGTCCCCAGAACCTTCCCGGCACAACATCCCAAGGGAATGCTACGATAGGGCGGTCTTCCATCATGTATGGATTTTCTTCAGCTTTTAAAAGTATGCCGCCGTTAGCAACAACAACGATAGCTTCCGCATAGAAACTTTCTTTTGTGTCATCGTCTTCATCGACCAGTGTTTCTATCTCAGCTATGTCCTCATCGTCCTGCATCATCAGTTCTTTTTCAGACTTCATTAGCAGGTGTCGAGGTACTTTGCCGTAGTATTTTGTTATACGTACCTTATCTTCATCATAGCTAGATAGCTCTTGGTCAGGCTCTAACTCGTAGTCTCTTGGAGCGTTACCGACGTACACATCAGCATACACTCCAGACTCCTGTAGTTCCTCCACAAGATGCCTAGATACAAACTCATCTACAGCAACTCCAAGCGCGTTGTCTACGTTGGTAGCAACAGGGTCGATGAGAAAGTTTTGAGGAAGGATGGGTCGCAGCTTGACCATTGTCCGGTCAGTCACATTGACACCCACTGCTGTCAACTCACCACCCATGATAGGTTGGGTAGCGGGAGCCATCTCTTTTACTTCCTCTAGCACTACCTCACCAATCCCTGTTCCAAAGACTGCTGAATTGATAAGGCACTCTCCTACTGCCTGACGTAGCTTTGATTTTTCTAGGTCAGTGTGGAGTTTGGTTCTCAGGTACACAATGTCCTGATTGTCCTGATCGTCCATGTCATCAGTAATACTAAAGTATTTACCGCGACCAAATGTAGCTTCTTCAATCTCCGCTACACTGGACTCTACAGCCTGCTGTAATGCAGGGCTGATAATTCTGCTTCTTTCACTTTTCCTGTCTGAGTCTTGGGATGCCCAGATACCTCGCCAGAGTCTATAGTATTCTTCGTTACGCTCTGCGTAGTTAGTTTCGTAGTGGTCACGCCAAGTGTTGCACTTGTCTATGACCCAATCTTCAATATGCTGCTCAGTGGCAAGGGTGTCGTTGTCACCGTATTCCATAGTTATACCCTACGTGATCGTCTTGTTTTTTTGGCTATCTTTTTAGGTTGTTTACTGTGCTGTTTGCCTGCCGCTGTGTCTTTTCTTTTCTTACGGGTTGTTGCAGAGTATTCTTTGGAGGACAATGACTTTATAGCTTTCTCAGGTAAGTACCGTTCTCCAGTGGCTTTTGGGCCTTGGGTGCTAGGCTTACCTGACTTTGTTCGCCACTTCTGGTTGCCCCATCTTTTTAGTGACCGTTGTGGTTTCTTTAGAGAAGCCATTATTTTTTCTTCTTGCCGCCGCGAAGTTTCTTAAAGTCTGCACCTGTGATTCTGTTTCTAGGTTTTGCTACTCTAGCAAGTTTCTTTTGCTTTGCACTGTATTTACTCATCGGCATTATTTTTTACTCTTTACTTTTTTTTGTGCAGTTTTGCTTAACTCTTTTAAGTGAAACAAGCGTTGACTTGTTTTGGTGTGGGACTTGTTTGTGTGCAACTCGCCATTAGGCATCTTGTGTGTATTGCCTTTCCACTCCTTGCCTGACTTTGTGTAGTGTGGTACTCCTTTCATCGGTATCCTCCGCCCTTGGCTTTGTACTCTTTGGCCAGCATCTGGGCTTTACGCGCAGACCACTGCCCCGGCTTACCACCTTTTCCACCCGCCTTAATCCTGTTGAATAAGTTTTTACGCATGGTGGGTTTTGTATAGTTTCCAGCTTCATTTACTCTTGATTTTTTTACAGCCATTAGTACCCCGTTACTGTGTCCAAAACTTCATGGTCATCTATTTCAAAGTCGTATGTGTAAGCTATCTTAGCCAACTGATCTATGTAAGCCAATGCGTCCACAAGGTCATCATGTGTCAGTGGGTCAGGAAATTGAAACAACTGGTCTAAGAACCGACTGTTCCATTCACCTTTGTTAAGGGTAATGAAACCATTTTCAAACCTGCCCTGTAGCGCCCACATAACTCTATCAGTCTTCTTTTTGTTCCCATGGGTCAACTCATCAACCCTAAAGAACATCCCGTACCGCTTCATCATGTCCGTCAGAGGCGACATAACAGCCTGTCTAGCGATACCTTTCTCTATCCCTATGCCTATGGGCCTGTAGTCCCTGACAACCTCAAATATCTTTCTGGCTGTCTCAGACAACTCCCAGCGCCCATGCACAATGTTCTCTACGTGCCAGTGTCCGCTGTCGTTGACTTTAACAACCGCTATGGCTGTCTCATCCAGTTTACTGTTCTTGGTACGCTGTTTGTTTACTTCCTCAAAGCCAGCTAAGTCAATGGCTATGTAGTAGTCCCCGTACTCAGGAGTTTCGCCAAACTTGACCCAATCCTCCTTAAACATCTCAGAGCCTCTGGCTTCAAAGGACGCCATAAACTCCTGTCTAAACGCATAGCTAGACATACTTTTTTTAGCTACGTTTATCTCCTCTGCGTCCAACAAAGGATTGTCATAGCTCGTAAAGTGCCACGCTTTGTACGTTGGGTCATCACCTAACTCAGCGTACTGGTACAACTCATAAAAGTGATTACGTCCCATTGGCGTACCAATGAACAACGCATCCCCCTTTTGGTCAGCCAAGGCTGGCCTAAGAATCTGCTCAAATACTTCAGGCTTCATGTCTGCGTATTCGTCCATGACCAGAAACTTCAAGGACACACCACGCATAGTCTCTGGCCTGTCCGCGCCTTTCAACGATATGGTCGCACCGTT